GAAGATGATTGGAACTTTGTCTTGAGTCCGATGCTTGCCGATTATGAAGGTGATGCATATTTCTTTAGTACGCCAAAAGGCAAAAATCACTTTTGGCAATTGGATCAACTTCATGCAACGCTTCCAGATTGGCAGTCGTTTCATTTCAGCACATACGATGGTGGGCAAATCAAACAAAGTGAAGTTGATCGCCAAAAAGAGCTCTTGCCGAGTATCGTATTTGCTCAAGAGTTTCTTGCAGAATACGTTGATCGCAGTGCGGCAAAGATCAAGAGAGACTGGCTACGCATTGCACATGATAAAGTATGCACGGCATACTATATCGGAGTCGATTTGGCAATCAGTCAAAAAGAGACTGCAGACTATACGGCAATCGTAGTGATAGGTACGACTCAAGATGGCGATGTAGTGGTAGTTGATGCTCAACACTTTAGAGCACAGTTTGCCGAGATCGGAGCTCGCATCATTGAAGCCGAAGCCAAATGGCAAGCGCGAGTCGTAGCCGTTGAAAGTAATCAAGCTCAAGCGTGGATGGTGCAAGAACTCAAACGCAATACAAAGATGAATGTCGTAGGAGTTCGAGCCGATCGCGATAAGGTGATACGCTTTCAACCGGTTGAAGCACGATATGAGCAAGGGCTTGTATATCACGTGCCTCATTTAGACCCTGAATTTACAGAGGAGCTTTTGAGTTTTACCGGAACTCCTCAAGACAAACATGATGATTTTATTGACGCATTGGGCTATGCCTTCAATGCTATTCGCAAAACACCGCAGATATATGTATGAGTTTACTTGACCAACTTCGTGAACGGATCGCGGCTGCAGTTGCACCGCGCAAAAACGATAGACCGTATATTCGTAGCGGTGGAGCTCGCAATATCGGAGCTACCCAAACTGGCAATGAGCTCGGCGCTTCGCTTCGAGGCACGGTCTTTGCATGCTTGCAGCATAGAGCAAATGCTTTGGCGGGTGTGAAGTTCGATGTGTATGAAGAGAAAAACTATGAGCGCGAAGAGCTTGGCCGAGGTCACTGGGCAAATGAGCTGCTTAATAATCCAAATCCGTACTTTACCCGCTCTCAAGTGTTCTCATATATTGAGAACTGGCTCTCAATCAACGGCAATGCCTTTATCTGGACTCCTACCAATGGCTATCGCGTGCCCTTGCAGATGTGGGTACTTAATCCGACCCGCATGAGAGTGATCAAAGGTGAGAATAACTTTATCGATGGCTATGTTTATCAGTCAGCTCAAGAAGGCAATATCGCAATACCAGAGAAAGAGGTTATTCACCTTGCAAAGATACACCCCGCAGCAAGACCTGAAGAGATAATCGGTATGAATATCTTTGGCGTAGGCTTGGTATCAGCCGCGCTTGAGTATGCTCATATTGACCGCGAGGTCAGTGCGTACCTTGCACGTTTATTTGAGAATAACACAGTACCCCCGCTTATTGCAACGTTCCCTGAAAGGTTCGATGTAGATGAATGGCATAAGCTCAAGGCCGCGTGGAATGAAGAACTCCCAGACTACAAGCTTCGCGCTTTGCTTGGTGGTGGCATGCAATTGCAATTACCTCCAAAAGGCGAGCTCTCAATTGGCTATGATGCAGTAAGCAAGGATACACGTGCTCAAATCGCACAAGTCTTTGGCGTGCCTCCCGGCATGCTTGATGGTAGCTTTCAGAATCGTGCAACTGCTGAAGTTCAATGGGCTATCTTTAGACAAAACACTATCGATCCCGAAGCTCTTTACATCGCCGAAGAGTTTACAAGGCACTTCAAAAGATGGGAAGAGGATCTCCTTGTTGAAGCACAAGCGTATGAGTATGCCGATCCGGATCTTGATATGCGCAAAGAAGAGTTCGAGCTTAAATGGGGACTCAAGACAATCAATGAAGCTCGTACTGATCGTGGCTATGATAAAGTCAAAGATGGTGATACGCCTCTTATTGCACAAGGTTTTGTGCCTTTGCAATCGGTCGCAAATCCCGCTCCCCTGCCCGTAGTGCCCCGTAAACTTGAAAGGGCATACGGAATACAGAACCGCGCAAAATTGCCTCTTGTAACAGCCGAGAGTAAGGACTTGTTTTGGAGAAACTACGATGCATTAACAACAGAGGCTAGCGATTCTATTGATTTGGTGGTGCGTCGTATGGTAGTAGGCATCCAAGACCAACTTACAAGCCAAATCGAGTCAGGTGCAATAAGCCTAACAGACATCACTATTGATGCAGATCAATATGTAGACTTTGAATCCGCAGTGTTTGAGGCATGTGAAACAGTCAAGCAAGAACTGCTTGCTCAATTCGCGCTTGGCACTGAAGATTTAAGCGGTCAAGTAGGACAAGAGATACAGGCCTTGACTACTGAAAGCGCTGAAAAAATACGCGAGTCTATTGGAGTGATTAAAGATGAAGTACAAAAGACGCTTGTAGCTAATTCAAGCAAGCCAAAAGATGAGCTTTTAGACATACTGAATACTCAATTTACTTCGCTTAAAGCATCTCGAGCTCGGACAATAGCAAATACAACAGCCGCAAATGTTACAAGTGGCATGCAGCACACAGTATACAAAGATCTCGGCTTCAAAATGATGTGGCTTACTCAAAGAGATAGCAAAGTAAGGCCATCGCATGCTCGTATGGATGGCTCTATGCAAGACGGCAAGGGACAATTTTCGGTCGAGACTGAGTCGAAAGATGCAGACGGTAATCCAATTACTATAATTGAGACTACAGACCGTCCTCTTGGTAGAGGCTTAAGCGCATCGAACGCAATCAATTGTAGATGCCAGCTCTTTCCGGTGGAGTTGTAATGCCGTACAAACCTAACAAAGGCATGCAAGAGGAAGCCGAGAGAGCTATCAAATGGGTCGAAGAAGGCCGTAAAGGTGGCACTCGGATCGGTAAGATTAGAGCGCGCCAAATTGCACGAGGCGAAAACTTAAGCGAAGATACCGTAAAGCGCATGTACTCTTTTTTCTCAAGACAAGAAGGAGTCAAAGATGCTGAAGGTTTTGAGCCTGGAGAAGATGGCTACCCATCACCAGGCCGAGTCGCATGGGGTTTATGGGGTGGAGATCCTGGGTACTCATGGTCAAAGAATATAGTAGAGCAATTAAAAAACAGAGGATGTAATATGGATTTAATAACAAGAGAACTCGTACTTGAGACCAGAGATGGTTATGAGTACGGCGATAATGGTGAGAAAGAATATGAAGAGAAAGAGAATGACCTCTTTACCTTTGTAGTCTCAACACCAGAGATCGATCGCTATGGCACTATCATCGTGCCAAGTGGTATCGATTACACAGCGTATCTTGCTAATCCGATTGTACTTGCCCAGCATGATTCAGACAAGTGGCCTATCGGTCGTTGTTTAGGTTTTGCAATGAATGGTGAGAACTTGGAAGCAACGATACAAATCGAGTGCGTAACAGAGGAAGGCAAGAAACTTACAAAGCTCATCAATGCCGGCTTTGTCAAGGCAGTATCAGTAGGCATTATCCCGATAGAGTATGAAGATCAGACAATCGAAGGCAAGAAGGTTACGGTGTACACAAAGTCAGAGCTTGTTGAATTTAGTGTCGTAAGCGTTCCGGCGAATAGACAAGCACTGCTCAAGAAGTCACTTAAAACTCTTTTACAAGAATCAATCAATAAATACAAAAAGGAAACTCGAATGTTAACTCCAGAGATCGAAGCAAAGATCGCTGACGAGCTGCTTCCTGCAATCAAGGATGCATTCGTTGCAGAGGTGATCAATCTTGGCTTCTCACCTGAAGAAGCTGAAGCATCAGTCAATGCGTTCATCACAGCTGGCGTGCCTCCAATGCTTGCAGTATTGAAAGGCGAAGCCGTTGCTGAAGAACCCGCAGCCGAGCCACCAGTGCAAGTCGTAAGCGAGCCAGCTCCAGCCGCTGAACCTGCACCAGCTCCCGAAGAAGTTGTTGCAAACTTTGCAGGCCTTGAGACTCGCGTAGGCAAGAAGATTGCAGCATCTACACAAGCACAAATTGCTGAAGGTATGGACTTAATCAACAAAGGCTACAAGACTATCAAAGCTGCAGTCGGAGTTGAAGCAGGCCGTTCTATCACTTTGAACTTGCCTAAAAAATTCAACACAGAAGATTTAATCAATTTAATCTAAAGGATAAAACCTAAATGGAAAACATTATCGTAACAAAAGACCAACTTAAAGAAGTTGTTGATCGTAAAGTCGCAGATCAGTTGCGCACTTTGCACCCAGTAAACACACCAGCGCCTGCTAGAGGTTTGGTATCTATCAAAGCAGATCACGATGCACGTCGCGATCAAGCTCGCGTAGTTGCAGACTACATCTTGGCAAAGCACAAAGGCCTCGAAGGTCAAGCAGATGAGATCGCTCGCGCTGCTAATAACAAGTATATCACACGTGCTAACTTCAACACAGGCACTTCATCGCAAGGTGGTGCAGCCGTTCCTCAATTCTGGGTCGAAGAGATCATGTCTTTTGCTGATCAATTCGGTTATGCTCGCGCTTTGGCGAAGATCTATCCAATGAGAGGCAAAACAGAGAACCTCGTATCAAGCGGCGCTTTCACCGGTGCTGTTGTTGCTGAAGGTTCAGGCTTGACTGTTACTGATTCTACAAACTTCTTCACTGGCACAGCGATGACTGCAAAGAAGATCGTAGCTGGTGCAATCATCTCTGAAGAGCAATTGCAAGATGCAACACCTGCATTTTTGGATTATGTAATCAACGGCTTGGGCCGCGCTCTTGCTGAAACAGAAGACAAGCAGTTTTTCAATGGCGATGGTTCAGGTGCTAACTTCACCGGTATCATCGGAACTGCAAATACAACAGTAGTACGCCAAGGCGGATCAGACTCATCTACAAAAGATGCGTTTTCTGATATTTCTTGGACTGACCTTTGGAACTTGCGCCTCGGTATCAACTCCGGCGTAGGTGCAAATGGCGTATTCGTAGTGCCTCAAAGCGTATTCGGATACTTGATGAAAGAAACAGGCGGATCACGTCCTATCTTCGATCAAGTTCGCCCAATCGAGATCACATCAATCGGTATGACTGCACTTCAAGGTAACTCATACTTTACTCCTACAGGCCGTCCTATGCACGTAGTACCTGATGCACTCTTCCCATCATCCGCTGCAAACAAAGCATCCGCACTCTATTGCGACTTTGCACAGTTTACAGTTATGGGTGTTCGCGAAGATGTAACAGTTAACGAGTACAAAGAGTACTTCGGTGCGACTGGTTTGGGTGGTACTCATCAAAAAGGTATCGAAGTTGTTGAGCGCGTTGCATTTGCATTCCCTGCACCATCAGCAATCGGTGTTCTCAAAACTTCAACAACCTAATTAAGGTGATACTATGCTCGTAGATGTTATTCTAATCGAGCCGTTCAATGGCGTATCAGCGGGGTATGAGACTTCTCTCCCCGCTGAAGTCGCCGAGGCTCTAATCAAAGACGGCAAGGCAAAGACAAAAGAGGCTGCAAAGCCAGCGCCTGCCAAAGTTGAATCTAAAAAAACAGGTAAATAATCATGCCATATACAAGTGCAAATCCGAGGGCGTTCACGGCTCTTATGACCTTTCTTAATTTGGAAGTTAACGGCGATCCGACCTCCGAGGATACGGCGCTTTATACTTGGTTTGATGACCTGATCGCTATCTGCTACGATGAGGCTGAAAGCTACTGCGGTCAGCCTCTTCGCAGCGGTTCAGTGAACTATCAATTTTACGCTTCAAAAGCCCAGAGAGGGCTCGAAGCTAATCACTCATGGAAGTTTGTCCCTTACAATGCGAACACTACTCTCACCGCTTTGCAATGGCGTGAGAACGAGTTTGGTACGTATGCTGCATATAGTGGCAGTAATTACGCTTGGAACGCCGAGCCGTATGCTAACTATATCATCTTCAGGGACAAAACCAATGGACAATTTAGAGCGACCTTGACTACGGGGTATAGCGATGCAGCAATGCCCTATACAATCTTGCAAGGCATCGCCGAGATGGCAGCTTTATGCTACAAGCAATCGCCTCAAGGTGGTAATTGGTTTGGTCTCAATTCGGTATCAACCGGAGGCGCTGGACAAAATGTGTCCAATTCACTCAAGACCGATATTGGATGGCATAAATACTTTGCACAATTCGTAATCCCAACGGTGTGATAGATGCTTGATGTAGCCGCATTGCAGGGTATCTTAAGGCCGATCATCAACGATCAGCTTTTGCGCTTCCCTTTTGTTATGCAGGCCTTTATCGGTACACAGATGGAACGCTCTGGACTGAAGGAACGCATCGCACCTTCGACAAGCACAAAGCTTGCAATCAATACGGGCAAATTGTTTAGATCATTTGCACGTGGCAGTGAAGGTAATGTGTACAAAGTGCGCGAGTCAAGTGGTATATTTGAGCTTGAGTATGGATCTGATTTGCCGTATGCTCGCATCCAAGAGACCGGCGGCTTTATTCGCACGAAGGGCAAGATGGAAGGTTACTTTTGGGCGCGCTATCGAGAGACCGGTGTAGAGTATTTTCGCAATATAGCACTTAAAGTACGCAGAGTCGGAGGCGTAAATATACCGGCAAGGCCATACTTCGCACCTGCACTGCAGAGATTTAGGCAAGATAACAAATATGAAGACGGTGTACGCATCGCGATAATCAAAGGAATACAACAATGGCAAGAGAGTCAGCGGCGCTCCAATCAATAGCGGATCAGCTCCGCACAATGAGCGGTATCAAAGTGTATGACCAAGTAATGATAGACAAGTGGAATGCATATCAGTTCCCTTATGTCGGCATTCTTGGTGGTGCTGATTCTCGCGAGGTAATCGGGCTCGAAGATGACAGCGCCTTTGCAAACAAAGGAACGATTGACATCTACTTGCTGATTGGTGTTCAAGTCAAAAAGAACTCCACAGCCGGCAAAGCCTTGCTTCGCGAGTCACTTGCGGATCATGCAGAGGCAATCGAGAATAAGCTCTTGAACTTCAGACCATCATCGTATGAGAGTGATTATGAGCGTACAGTATTTGCACCCGTTCACTTTGTAGATGCACAAGCAGTTACCTACAATGATGATGAGACAAAGGGCATCTACTTTATGACATTTAGGACAAATTATTATCGTGGAGATTTATGAAGGTAAGTGTGTGTGTGATCTTTCCCGAAGGGGAAAGTCTACGAGATTGGAGATCGAGTTTACCCGAAGAGAACATTGAAATAGTAGCCGTTGAGACATCCATCAACCCATCGCTTAAAGAGCCAATCTTTACCAATGTAGGTCGCACCGGTGATACCGTTGTACTTGCATGGGAAGTGCCAAACTTTGAAGACTATTGGGACTTTGGATATCTACGCAATAAGCTCAATGAACATGCTACCGGTGATTGGATAGTGCATATCGATTCAGATGAACGCCTTGCCATGACGCATGAGCAATTCTGGGATAATATCAAGGCACTTGAAGAGACCGATGCAGTAGCCGCAGGGCTCACAATCGTAGGCATGAGATCGGAACTTGATGAGCGCGTTGGTTATGTGAGGCAAAGATATGCAGGTGCTAACTTGCGTATCATACGCAATCATCAAGGCGTAAAGTGGAAGGCGATTTGCCATGAGCATTTAGACTTGCACGGTGAAGATGTTACAGTAGCCGATACAGATATATTGCTTTGGCATCTTGGCTACAATTTAGATACTGAACAATTAAGAGACAAGGCAGAACGGAACGCAAAGCTGATGATCCGAGAATATACTCGAGAGAAATCAGAACGAAATTGGAACTACTTAATTAACACATTCTCATATCACAAACAAAAAACAGACGAGGTAAAAAATGGTAGTAGGTGGTAGTAATCTTAGCGTGTTTTACACAGCTAATGAACTCGCAACAACTCCAGCCGGCAAGCTCGGCTCAAGTGCGGTCTACTCAATGAACCGTAAAATCAAGACTTCATTGACTCGCACGACATTCACAATCGATCAGAACGAAGACAATCCAGACTTGACATCATTCTTGGAAAACTACGCTCCGACAACAACAGTAACACCTGATACAGGTGAGTACGAAGATGGCACAAAGTTCAACTCATCACAAGCAACAAGCGATACATTGCTTCAGATTGTGTATGGTGGAACTGATGTAACAAGTGGTAAGCGCAAAGTTACTTTGATGCTTTGCAAATTGGCTCAAGATGCAGGTGCATTTGACCAAGAATCTGGTAAGTATACAAAGCCAAAGGTAGCAGGCGATGTAGTAAATCCTGAATCCGACATCACAGTGCCTACTGCATTGTTCTGTTCTTCACTTGTAACAGGCTTGTCAGTGGTTTGTATCCCAGCTAAAATTGGATACAAAGAAGTATGGTTTACAGCAGTCTAATCATAAGCGGGGCGGCTTCACCGCCGCCCCATATTTTATCATAAGGAGATAGCATGAAATTATATCTAAACGAAACGGCGCATGAAGTGCCTTTGCATACCAAACTTACACCCGCTTTGTATGACAAAGTGACTCCGCTTTTGAGCGAGCTTGCACAGACCAAAGGCGCTCAAGCGGCTGCAGAGCAAGAGATCATGGAGAGAGTATTTAGTCACGAGCTACTTGCATCAAAAATAGATTTGACAAAAGGGCAAGATGCCTTCAAAGATATTATGCAAGAGTTTGCCTTTCAAGAAATTGTCAAAACCGCATATCTCAAAGTGCGGGCTAATCTATTCGAGCTCATCAATGTGGATGCTACAACCATCCCAAAGATATTCGAGTTTACAAAAGAGTGCATCGACATAAGCAAGGTGCAAAATGCCGAGCTCTTGGCTGGCATACAGAGTCAAGTAGATACCGAGTTCTGGCAAGGTCAGGATATCGATGGCATCTTGGATGCCCTTAAGTTTTTTCGTGAAACAGTATGCCGAAGAATCCGCATTATGTGAGTATTACTTGGCGGAGCTTGTGATATTCAATGACCCAGACGATGACGAGTATGAAGAGAGTGAGAATGAGAGTGCGTACTATTTAGGCGAGTTAAGCGGGCAATACTGGATCTTCAAAGGCGTAGCAAACGGCGACCCCGCCGCGTTCCTGCGACTTTACTATGATACATCACGAGTCGATGTTATCAAGACCTATGCCTATCTAATTACATACCACAAAGAACGCCGTAAAATGGAGCGCAGAATACATGGCCGATGATATACAGATAAAACTTGGTTTAGATGCATCTCAACTCTTCAACGGTTTAGATGTAGCATTAAAAAAAGTCAATGACGGTATTAAAGGCCTCCCTGATGTTGGAGATGCCATAGCATCCGATTTGCCATCGGCTCAAAACAAGCTGAATAGTTTTGTTAATGAGCAAAAGCAGTTACTTGTAGCTTTGCGATTGCAAGGTAAAGAGGGTTCTGATAGTTACCAAGAAATTGAAAAGGCTATCAAAGAGGCCAATGTAGAGCTTAAGAAGATGGACGATGCTACAAAGGCCGTCAATGCATCATTCCAAGAAGTAGAAAGCTCTGCAGGCGGGATTGGAGGCGTATTCCAAGGCTTGAAAGGCGGGCTTAACGATGCATTCTCAGGCGGTTTAATTGGCTCGCTTGTAGGTGGTGGCTTGGCTGGTGGTATTCAGGCGGGTCTTGGTGCTGTAGCTGACGGCTTTGGAGCTATTATCGATGGCGGCCGCGAGCTTGTAGCCGCGCAAGGTAATTTGCAAGCAGCTACAGGCGCTTCAGGCGAAGAGTTCGAAGCCCTAAAAGCAAGTGCAGAGGATGCGTTTATCGGAGGCGTTGGTGGTAGTTTAGCAGAGGCCACAAAAGCAATTGCAAATGCAAAAGCCTCGCTTCAAGATGCTT